CGACATCTGCGTCCGAGATGTACTCAATATGCCTGACCATGCCGTTGAATACTTCGGCAACGTCAATGTCGGCCTTGTCGTCGGCTGGAATAACTTTGCCTGTTGGGCGGTTTTGTCGTTGGTCATTAGTGACTTGCCGTACGTGCTGCGGCAGTTTGTTGATTGTGAGGCACGGGCGGGCGTTGATAGTCTGCCCTTGCACCGCGCCGCGAGTCGCCAGCACGTCGGCGGGCCACTGCCAATGGTTGTCGGGTGACCCAGCGTAAAACTTCAGATCGTCAATCTCATCCTCGCGGGACTCAGACAGCGCCGATATTGCCATGTCCAAACGGCTGCGGGCGGTTGCTAGTACGTTGGAGTCGTCGTCCTTCTTACCGCCACCGTTGGCGACATTGCCTACCGCCACCATGCCTGTGTAATCAGCCATTATTTTTTACCTTTTGGGGCTGGGGCGCTGCGCTTAACGGCGTAAGCAATTGCTACGGCCTGTTTGACCGGCTTACCGGCGGCAACTTCGGCCTTCACGTTCTTACGGAAAGCCTCGGGTGTTTTGGATTTGACAAGCGGCATTATTTCTTCTTCGCCGTTTTAGCAGAATCTTTGAAATCTTTGGCCGAAGGCGCTGCCTTGCTGCCGACTTTGTTCATTTTCTCGCCAGAGCCAGCTTTGATGCGTGCCTGTTTGGCGTGAATGTTTGCGTATAGTCCTGGCTTCATATTAAGACCCCATCCATGATGTGTGCATTGCGCCGTCTTGAGCGTTATACCGGCGGGTGGGCTCAGTATACTCGCGGTGAGCCACAGAAAAAGCAAACGTCACGCATATTGCGTCCGCTGCGTCTGGTGATGCTAAGCCCCGTGCTTTCATTTCTTTCTTGCTCTCCAAGAAGATTGTTCCACGTGAATCAGGCTTCATCTTAGGCGAAATCAAATCCGTCTTCAAGAACCTGTCGGTTGGGATACTAGCAGATTTCAACCACTCCCGCATCTCACCCCACATCTGCGCGCGCATATTTCCGTACATTATCGGGTTTTTAGACTTATTTCCAAAGTTCACGCCCTTAATCTTGTACCGCTGCTCCTTGAGCCTGTCCACAATCCCAGCCCCCAGCCCGCCCTCGTCGATCACCACCAGGGTCGGCTTATATTCCTCAATCGCGTCGATCACATACCCCACCACCGTCATAGTGTCGTCGCCCCGGTGCCGCGTTATGTTAACAATATCCCGTCCTTGGCGCACGGCGATGACCGTAGCGTCCGCGCCGTAGCGCGCCGGATCGACGCCGATGACGATGGGCGCTGACAAGTCTTTGTACTTCTCCCGTTTCATGGCCTCGTCCACTATGTCCGAGCCAATGAACTGATCGTCTCCTGCGCTTGGGAACATCCCGTAGACCTCGACGTGCGATTGCGAGGAGTCCGGCCCGTACTCTTGGATGATCCGCTCGTAGACTTGTTTGTCCGTACCCTCGACCGTGCGCGCGTCTACCACCTTGGTTTTCCAAAACGCCCGCTTGGAGTTGAACGCCTCGTAGAAGTACCCCGTGTTGCGCCGGGGGTTGGAAAACGCCAGCCAGAAACGGTTGGGCGTGTTCTCGGTAAAGAAGCCCGCTGTCACCGCCCAGATCGTGTCGTCAATACCCGACGCCTCGTCAAACACCACCAGCACGCCGTCGTAGTTGTGCACACCCGCGTAGGCGTCAGGGTTCTCCGCTGACCACAGCCGCCCTTCAACGCCCCAGTACCTGGTGCCCTTCTTCAAGTCCCGCTCGACCAGTTCGGTTAACCACTTAGCGGGCATCACTCTGGTCGCGCTTACCTCAAACCAGTGGCTGTTGATTGCCATCGCCAACCACTTGGTAATCTCGGCCCAGGTGATACTTCTGAGTTGGGACTCCGAGTTAGCCGAGATGATGGTAGTTGAGCCGATGCGGGTTGCCAGCATCCAGATGGTGATCCAACTGACCAAGGCCGACTTGCCAATACCGCGCCCAGACGAGATGGCGGCTTGCAGCACATTGAAGTCCAGCAGCCCTTTATTTGCTTCGATGTGTTCGGCGATGTCTTGCAGCACCTCGCGCTGCCACTTGCGCGGGCCTTTGAAGTTCTCCAGCGGCGTGCCCTTGACACCCCACGGGAATACCAAGGCCACAAAATTGAGCGGATTGTCCTTGATGCGCGGCGTCCACAGACGCGCCATCAGGGCTTGTTCGTCTTCAGCGCTGTATCTGGTGGACTGCATCTACAACCTCAATGACACGCATCTCTGCCTCTTGCAACGCCTGCGTGATGGATATGCGCTGGTCGATGTCCACCGTGATGGACTGTTTGGCGACCCAGCCGTGCTGATGCTTGAGTATTTCAAGCGCCGCCTTGGCATCGCCCTCGCGGGCTGCTTTGTGCAGGATGTCGGCCATCTCGCGTTCGCCGTCGGCTTTGCCTTTGATTGCGGCCATCTCGGCCAGTGCGTCAAATTGGCATAGGTGCTGGTACTCTTCAGGCCGCATCCCCGAGGCCAGCGCCAGCGTGTCGCCCTTGAGCCCCAGCTTGGCAGCGTCGTATATCGCCTGCAAGCGCGATTCAGTTGCTTGGACGTGTCGGACAGTGAGCGGCAGTGATTTGAACATTTGTTCTCCTGCGCCTGGGAGGCGTGTGCTGGAAGTTTACATTAAAAAAATTTTGTTTGTGGCCCCTCCGTTTACGTTGGCCCAATCGCTCGGCCCTACCCCCTCCCCCTTGGCTGAAAACCATGACCAAAATGGCAAGCATTACCTGGTGTTAGGTGTTGGCTATGTTGGCTATGCCAACCAAGTTGGCGTCGACAAGTTGGGGCTGGTAGGTGTTGGCTATGTTGGCTATCCAAAACAAACTGCCAACATAGCCAACACCATGCAGCGGTGCGCGCGCAGCGGTTTGCGGTGGGTTGGCGGTTGTTGGCTATGTTGGCAGTTTTGACACCCGTTTTAAATCGCTCCAAGGTGAGCATTAATTTGCGTCACGCCAGTTCCCAATATGCTAACTGTAAGGAATTTCTTTACAAATATCAAAATCCTAAATGTTCAAATTGAATAGCCAACATAGCCAACAAGTAGCATTTCCCCTGCGATATGCATCAAAACCGCAGCGCCGACAAAACGCCTACTGTGGGCACGTGTTGGCACCTGGGCATTGTCACCAACGCGACAGACACGCCAAAAATAGTTGGTCTATAATCGCGCAAGCCCGCAAAAGGCTTGTGCATCCAAGCGCACACAAATGCTTGTTAGTAAACTAAAGTAAGGTTCACCATGAAATTGCAGACAGTCAACTCGTCCAAAATCACTTGGACAATCTACCCCGCCGATGACCACAGCGACTTCTTAGAGTCCTATTGCGCCGATGGCGATGGGCTTGTACAAGTTAAGCAAACCCCAACTGGCCGCTTCGACTTGTACGACGAAATGGAGCGGCTTGCCTCCTTTGACACATTAGCCGAGGCGCTGGAAGGCGGTCAGATGTGGCTAGCCAACGATTACAACGAGGTCTTTCAATCCGCTCGTCACCATCAAGAGGTGCAAGCATGAAAAAAGAAATTTTGATTTACGGCTTGGAGCGCGGCGAGACGCGCCGCTACACCGAGGCGCTACTTAGCACCCAATGCCAAACCGCCGCCGACATTGAAAAAGTCAAAGAGGCAGCAAGCGCGGCGGGTTACCACTCTTTTCGCATCGCCGTCTATGACGGCTCGCCGCCGAACTTTGCCGCCGCCGTTAATTTCATCTAATTGGAGTACACACCATGAAACTCACTATTGAAAACGCTTCCCAGTTCCGCGACGAGTTCCGCCAATGCGGACGCGCTGACCAGTTCAGCTACGAGGCGCTGGGGCTCTTGTTCGATTACTTGGAGGATGTAAACAACGACTACGATTTGGACGTTATCGCCCTCTGTTGCGAATATGCCGAGGATAGCGTCGAGCAAATCGCCGAGTCTTATGGGCTGGAATTGCCCGATGATGAGACAGAAGAAGAACACCAAGCCGCCGTGCGCGCCTACTTGGAAGAACACACGTTTGTCATTGGTGTCACGCCCTCCGGCATCGTCTACGCTCAGTTTTAAGGAGTCACATCATGAAAACTTTTATTGTTTACCATTTCCACGCCGTGCAAATTGAAGTCCAAGCCGAGGACGGGCAAGAGGCCGTGTACCTTGCCGAGAACGACGACAAGTATCAATACACCTTAACCGCCAAATGGGACACCCGCAAAGGCGCGCCGGAGGTTTGTCTCTCAAACTACGATACAGAATGGATTGACGCATGAACCGCCAACACTACAAACCCGAACCAGCCCCCCGCCCTTGGGCTGATGCCCTTCTGGCGATCTCGATTGGCCTAGCCCTAGCTTTTATTCTTTTGGAGTATTTACCATGAAACGACAAGCCATAGCAATTAAAGAAGTTCCAGCCATCCTATCCCCTACGGGCGCAACCCTGCCCTTGGGCACCATCATCAACTATTGGCAAGCCCGATTCAGAAACGGCGAATGGCACTACGTCCTTGCGGACAAGACGACGACACCCTGCATATTTTTTGATGACTTAGAAGAGGAGGTGCAATCGTGAATTTCGTATTGACTACAAACACTAACGACGAGCCGGTCTACGGCGTTGAGGTTAACGGCATGACCATTTACAACCCCCATATGAGCGAGTGTGGGCGGTTTGCCGTTGACCCTTTGCAAGTCTACGGACTGGATGCCCAGACCGTCGAGGCGCTCGCCGCCCTTAACGCCCAACACAACTATTCGACGGAGTGCTAAACATGACTGAAGCCCAAGCCTACATCAACGGCGACACCCAGACCGCCAACCTGCTGCACCGCATCAACGAACTAGAGGACGCATTGCGCGCCCTCTTGGATGATGACAACGAGAACACGCGCATTTGCGCGGAAATGGCGCTTGAATGATCATTCTCATAGCGGCGCTAGTCGCCGCCGTCCTAGCCATTCTTTTCGATCTTGATTAGAGCCCCTTCGGGGGCTTTTTCAATGGCGCGGCGCAAGTCCGAGCGGCTGGAAGCGGCCAGTTCGGGCGCGCAAAAGATGTGCTTCTTGGTTTGGTACTCACGGGAAGCCAAGCGCCCCATGTCAGCCCAACCCGCCTCCTTGAGGGCATGAAGGAGCGCGGGAGGCACGATCTTGATGGCGGCGGGGGCGTAGGCTTGCAGTTCATCACACAAGGCGTAGAAAGGCGCGCCGATGACGCCGCTGGCGAACGCGCGCTGACGTGTTCTGATCATGTTGACCAGGAAACTCTCGGCACCGCTCATGCCATGCTCAACCATGATCATTTTTGCCTCGGTCATTGGGGGCGCTGCGTTGGGGTTCCACGCCGAAACATCACGCGAGTGTAGGTAAGCCGCTACGGCTGCGAACCCGCCTCGGTGCTCGTACCAATTCCAAAGGCTAACCGCCTCTGCTTCGGGGAGCTTGCCTGCTTCTGCCCAAAGGACAAACCAGCGGCGATCCTCTGAGGGCAACGATATGGCGACACGTTCGTTAGAGAACGCTACCACGAAAACGCGATTGAGGGCATAGTAAGGGTGTAAGCCCTTGCGGTTAACCAACAAAAGTTCAGGGGGCGCTGCGATGATCGGCTTGAGGGTATTCTCCAGCGCGCGCCGGTCTTTGGCCTCTGCTTGGCGCAACTCGGCGATCTCCATCACTTCGCACTCAAGGGCGTAGCCCCATTGACTGCTTAAATCTTCGTTCTTAACCAAGGAGCAATTGTGCTTGGCTTTGCCGCCTATGGCCCAAAAGAACGGGGCGAAAAGGGTGTCTTTCCCGCTGCCATGATTGCCGCCTAAGAGGATGGCGTGATTGATCTTGTGGCTGGGGAACTGCACCTTGTGTGCCAAGGCGTTCAAAAGATGCTCACGCTCGAACTCAATTGGCACCATGCGCTCGACGTGACGCATCCACAAGCTAACGTCACCCGCTGCGGGGGCAGGGCGCGCGTCACGCCAGCGGTTGCCGTAGACCAGCCCCTCACGGGCAACCAGTACGGTCTCGCCTGCTGCGTAAGTGATGCCGACCAGAGCGCGCGCGCCCTTGTCTTGGCGGTACTCGTCGTATGCGTTGGATGCTTCTATCTTGCGTTTGTTATGCCGTGACTTGCAGTCGATGTGCCGGAACATAGCGTTAAAGGTCTTACGCATTAACTCGCGCCGGTCTTGCATATCAAAATATGCGTCATCGTCTTGGATGTACGCAAACCTCTCGAACCAGCCGGACATCTCGACGCGGCCCAATTCGCGCTGCTCAACCTCTGCAATGACCGCTGCGGCTTCATCGGGATATGAGGGCGTTGGGGATAGCTTGGCAAGGGTGTTTTCCATTACTGCCGCCAGCAACTCGTCACGCAGGCCATGCGACCGCTTTGGCCCGCCCCGCTCTTCTACCCACGCAAGATAGGCCACGCTATCTAGATGGGCGCAATGCTCATGCAGGCAGCAGTAGGCGCGGTTGACGGGGTGATAGCGGCCCATCGGATTGCCGTCGCTATGCTCGGCGCTGTTCGGGCAAACGATCCCCCACCAACCGCTGCTGTTGCCTTTTTCCAGCAAGTCGCCACGCGCTGCCGCCCACGCCAGTACGTCGTCGCCGCCGTCGTCTGTGAGCCGGATCGGGCGCACTGTGGCGGTGTCGGCTGGGTTAGGGATAACCCCTAGTGCCTCACATATCTCGGTCAATGAAAACTCACGTTCGGGGTGAAACTCGACTAAAGCAGACGCAAAGCGCTCACGCCCAGGCTTGAGGTTAATAGACCCCGGCAGTCTGAAATTGCGGACGGGGTTGATCGCGCCGCCGTCGGTGTAGCCTGCTTCGGCGATGGCGACAATGGCCGCGCTGAACTCGCCCTTCATGGGCTGGTCATCTAGCGCGAAGGTGTAGCCGTACTGGTAATTGTTGGGGCTGGTCTCCATGATCCAAGTCGGGGCGATGGGCGGCACCTTGGCCTTGGTGCCCACGTCATCCAGCACCAGAAAAGCCACACGCTCGCAGGCATCGGCCTTGGCTGCGGGCTTGCCCTCGTCGAATCGGTCGATGATAAAGCAGCCGGTGTTGCAGTACCACGCTTGGTCGGGCTTCCACTTCTTGGGCAGGAACGCAGGCCACGCGCATCGGACTGCGCCGTCTGCATGGTGTTGCACTTCGCCGTCCTTGAGGATAGGCTTTTGCCGCACGAACAAAATAACCTCGCCCTCGGGCGCAATGTTTTCGAGATAAGTTAAGAAATTCATTTTCCGTATCGCTCCATAATTGAGACTTCAGCGTCTAGGGGTAAACCCTTAGCCCAATCGGGCGGGGTACACATGACCAAGCGCAGCGCCTCGGGGTCGGGCGTTGCGGTTTCGATCACAATTTCATCGTGGACGTGCAGCACCACGTCGTCTAGCTGGCGCAGCGAATGGCGCAGCAAATCGTTAGCCACAGCCTGGGTGATGTTCTCGCAGGCCAGCCCCTTCCACAAGCGGGCGCGGGGCCACTCCTTGGCATCAGCGGCGGGTTTCCATGCAGCTTTGGCGTAAGTCACACCGTCTGTTTCCAATCGAGCGTAGGGATAGCACAGGATGCGTCCAGAGGGCAGCACATACCATAGGTGCAGGCCGTCGAACAGGTACACGACGCGCCCCGCGCTGAACTCTTTACCTTTGTTTCGCATGGCGCGGGTGTAGGCAGATTCTAGGTCTTGCCAATACAGAACAGACCAAGGGTTTGCCCTACGCCATGCGTCCACCATGCGCCGTGCATCGGACTCCGGCAGCAGGATGCCGTAGGCGCGGCCCATCGCCGCAAAGGCACCAACGCCACCGGCAAAGCCGCAGGCTAACTCCTGCACCTTACCAATTTGGCGCTGGTCTTTGTTGACTTGGCTCACACTGACGCCGAACGTCGCGGATGCGTTGACCTTGTACACATCCTCGCCGGACGCGAAGATCGCCAGCTTGTCGTCGCCTCTGCCGGACAGCCAAGGGTTTACCCTAGCTTCGATGGCCGACCAATCGGCAACGACTAGGTATTTACCCTTACTAGGTACAAGGGCGGGCCGGAGCATTCCTCTGAGGACGTCGGTGACTCGCTTGCCGAACTTGGGGACGATGGCGTGGCCCCTAACCATTGCTGTGCGTACCGCTTCGGGCTCTTGGGCGCACTTGCGGGTGAAGTTGTGGACTTGGGCTCCATAAGACGAAGCGCGTCCAGTAGCGCTGCCGCCTGCAAACACAAACGCGCCTCGGACTCGGCCATCTTCTTCATCTGATAGCTGTGCAAGGCGGCTGAACTTCGCAACCGAGGACGCCCATAGGTCGTCGGCGCATTGGATGACTTCTTGAACATCATGGGGGACATCCTCACAGTTTAGTAAATTGGCCCTGACGGTCTTGTCGATGGAATACTTGCCGTCCTTCTCCATCAGCTTCTTGGCCTGCGGGCCGACACGGGCCAGCACCCACTCGCGCATCTTGGGCGACCGCACGCTGGTGATCTCGCCCTTGGTGACCTCGGCGACAATATCTTGAATCTCGATCAGTTCGGCGCTGGCGTACTTGACCGCAGCATGGCACAGAGGCACATCGACCAACACGCCCCGGTCGTTGATGCGCTCGTTGACATGGTAGTCTTGCAACTCTTGGTCTGACAGGGGCCGCATGGCCTTGCTGATAGCGCGCATGGCCCGTACGTCCTGCTCACAGTAGGCCACCATCTCGGCGGTCAACTCGGGCGACTCCTCGTAAGGCGGCACGCTCATCTTGCGAATTAGTTGGGCACCACGGTGGTCTTTCTTCATGGACGCGCCAGCAAAGCGCCCCACGTCCTCAAGTGAGCCTGGGGCGCAATTGGCGCGGGCCTGCGCTGCGGTGCAGTAAAACGACTCCAGCGGGATTTCAATCTGCAAGACATACCAAAAAATTAAGCGCTCGAAAGCGGCGTTGTGCGCCATGATGCAGTGGCCGGTCAAGTCGGGCAGTGGCTGGCCCGGCAACCATGTCTGTACGTCTTCATCGTCGAAGGCATACGACATACACAGCACTTCGGTGCTGCCGTGCTGCGCGTAGTTGTAAACGCCCGCGACTTTTAGGTCGCACTGTGACCTACTTTCAAAGTCAAGCCAAATCATCGCTAGTCTCATCTACACACGAAGTGCAAGGTACAACAGTTGGCTCTTCTAGCGTTGTTGCGTAATCACGCCATGAAAACCGACGACCTAAACCCTTAACCGAAGTCAAGTTGGCGTTGTCTTCCATAGCAATTGCCCGTTGGAACATTAACGGGTACGTTTCTTTAAGATACGCGATCTCCGGCTTTGTAGACGCAGGGCAGAAAAAGCAAGATGACTTACCAGGTAACGGCAGCCCAGCGCGTTCTATCGCAGCAATACATTCGGGGCGTGACCACTCCCACTCTACAAGCGGGTAGTGGTAAAGGTATTTTTCATCTTCAATCGGCGCTTTCATCCAGCGGCGGCGCTCAGAAAATTCGTAACCGATAAATTTATTGACCTTGCGGCCTGATTTCCAAAAGGCTTTCATGCCGTTGATGTTGTTGACAAACTTGTCTTGCGGCGCGACCTTAAATTTTTGAGAGCAGCCCTTAAAGCCATACGCCAGACTAGGCAACATATTTGCAGACAAACAATTCTGCTCCAAAGTTTGCACAGTCTGATCGCGCTTCACTTTGCGGACTATGGTGATAGGCGGCATACCGTTGTCAGCTAAGAATTTCTGCATTCTTTCAATATGCTCGTAAGTGTGCGGGCGTTCGCCGCCAGTGTCCGCAAACAAAATGTAATCAAAAGGCGGTAACTTTTTCTCAATCCAACCGCAAATGATTGCTGTTGAATCTGTACCGCCGCCAAACGCTAAGATGTCCATATCGTCGTCTCCTTTTCCAATGCCCACTGTTACCAATGGGCATCAGAAAAGGCCGTTATGCCGCTACGCGACGACGACGACTTGGGGCTGCAACTTCCACGGGTTTGTCAGCTTCGCCTTCCAAAGTCAACCATTCCACCACCTCGAAAACCGGGGTAAAAATCCGGCCATACGACTTGTGCTGGTAATGCTCCTTTTTGAGGCGCACGACCGGCACTGGTTTGGTTTGGTCTTTATCGACCTGATCTGCCAAGGCCACGGCCAAGGTCTGGACGCTGCGCTTGCCGCCCACCGAAGTGGTCGTAAAGCGGGCTTCCATGCCCTTGTCTTCGCCTGTCAGACATTTCAGACTCATACCCACCTGAGTCTCCCAGCCCTTCTTGGCTGCTGGGGGCGCGCCGTCCAACTCCGGCAGGGGCTGGGACACGGGCACCATCTTCTCGCCCAACACCTCGCCGTCGCCCCAAGCAATAAAGCCGTGGACGAAAGAGAAAGGGTTGACCGCCCAGGTGCTGTCGTCTTCGATTTCGGTTTGGTCTGCACCAAACACCCAATGGCCGGTCTTGTCCATTTTCAGGATGACCGTACCGGCTGGGCCGACATCGGATTGGATAGCCCGCAGGGAAGTTGCGAGGGAGGAAACTGCGGGCAAGCCCGCTTGGGAGAACGCTACTAGATTGGACATTTCTGTACCTTTATTGAAGTTTAGAAAGGGCAGCGGTTAATTGCTTACCCAAGAGCATCACCTCGGGGCGCGCATCATCCGCGCTTGCCAAGGTGTTACCTGAAGAGATGGCGACCACCAGACCGTCCGGCAAAGCCTGCTTGCGCTTTTTGAGCGCCTTCTCAGCTTTGGCCGGAGAGATCACGGAAGTCTCCAACACCTCAGATTCGGTGAGACCAAACGCAAACAGGGCGACCTTGGCCTTGTCCTCGTCAGTCCATGAACGAATCGCCCGCTTGGCGACCAGTTTGTAATCAGGCAGCTTGGCCCCAGACTCTAGCATCTGAAGCGCCAAGCCGCGCAGATCAGTAATCCACTGCTCCAGCATATCAGCGTTTTTAAGATAGGTGGCAATGGTCGGTGGGTCTAGGTTGTCAATGGTCGTCTGCAAGGCCCGCTCAACTGCGCCGGTCATCTGCGGGCACACCGGCTTAGCGGCACACCAGCGGCAGTGATCGCCAGAGCGCAGCGGGGCGGTCTTCTTCTCGCTCATCTTGACGGCCTGCACCAATTGCAATTCAAACTCAGCAATGCGCGCTGGTGTGGTCACCCAACGCTTCACGGCAGGCGGCTGCACGATGACCATCTCGATCTCGGTCACGCCCTCGAAGGCCCACTGAGCGGCTGGTGTCCGCATGGCCGCAGCGGCGTAGAACATCAGTTGCTCATTCTCTTCGACTTCAACAGCCACACCATCGCCAAATTTCCAATCCAGCACAACAGCACGAGTGCCAATGCGACCGATAAGATCAGTTGAACCGAACACACCAGGTAGTAGGTCACCGAAATTAACGCTTGTCTCGGCCTCAATTTCCATCTCCTGCTTGGGGTCAATCTCGTCCAGCGCGCGCAAGGCGGGGTTTAGCTTGTTGTCGATCAGTTCTTGGGTCAGCACTTGGTCTTCGTACTTGGTGCCAAGGTAATGCTCAGAACTTTGGCCTGACATCACAATCTCTGCGATGACGTTGTGTAAGAGCGTGCCCTCATCGGCGTATTTGCTTGAGGGTTTGGGCGGCATCTTGGCGACTAAGGCCACAGAGCCAGGGCAGTTGATTACCCTCTTGGCGGTGCTACCGCCGACGATACTGGAATGCTGCATTTAGAGTCCTTTAGTGTTTGTGAGCCACAACTGTACCACAACTTTTTGTGCTAAACTTCTTGACATGAAAGAAAAAGATGTAGAAAATCATTTTGTCTGGGCGGTGGAGCGACTTGGTGGCAAGACCTACAAGTTCACCTCACCGGGGCGCAAGGGCGTAGCGGACAGGATAGCTTGCTTGCCTGACGGCAGCACTTGGTTTGTGGAACTCAAGACCAAGGGCGGTAGGTTATCAGAATTACAAAAACTGTTTGCCGCCGATATGGCGCGGCTCAATCAGAGGTATGTATGTCTATGGACGAAGGAGCAGATTGATGAACTACTACAACGAGATTGACCCGTACGCCGCGCAGTGGCTACGCAATCTCATAGAGGCGGGGCATATCGCCCACGGAATTGTTGACGAACGGAGTATCACAGATGTTAAACCCGCCGACCTTGCAGGCTACACCCAATGCCATTTCTTTGCTGGTATCGGAGTCTGGAGTCATGCGTTACGTCAATCAGGATGGCCTGACAGTAGACCTGTTTGGACGGGTAGTTGCCCATGCCAGCCGTTTAGCGCCGCAGGCAACCAAAAAGGCACCGCCGACGAGCGCCATCTCTGGCCTGTCTGGTTCAATCTCATCCGCGAGTGCCGCCCTCCAGTTATCTTTGGTGAGCAAGTTGAAGCAGCGATTAGACACGGCTGGCTCGACCTTGTTCAAGCTGACTTGGAAGGAGAAGATTACGCCTGCGGGGCGGTCGGTATCCCTGCTGCGGGCGTCGGCGCTCCGCACATCCGGCAGCGACTCTGGTTTATGGCCGACGACACTCGCGTCGGACAGTCGGGGGTCAGCGGGCGTTGGCAAACGCGAGTTACCGAATGCGGTGAAGTGGATAGGTTGGCCGACGCCGATAGTGGGCGATACGACGGGCGGGCCGCGACCGCCGGACAGCCGGAGGGGGCCAGCCCCCGGCTTGCAAGCGGCAGCAAATTTGACCAGTTGGCCGACGACATCGACGCGGGATCACAAGGGCGGCTACCGGGGGGGGCGTATGAGAGACGGCAAGATCAGCACGGACACGCTGGACGTGGCGGCGCAGTTAACTTCTGGGACAACTGTGATTGGCTCTCCTGCCGAGACGGAAAATACCGGCCAGTTGAATCCGGCACATTCCCGTTGGCTCATGGGTCTACCGCCAGAGTGGGACGCCTGCGCGCCTACGGCAACGCCATCGTCCCGCAAGCAGCGCAAGCACTCATAGAGGCTTACCTTGAAACTTAGACCCTATCAAGAGCAGGCGGCTGACTTCCTGTACGAGCGCGACAGGGCGATGATCCTCGCCCCTGTGGGCGCGGGCAAGACAGCCATCACGCTGACCGCCATGCAGGCCATGCTCAAGGACGGCCACGCCAAGCGCTTTCTGGTGCTGGCCCCCAAGCGGGTCGCCGCCAGCGTCTGGCCGGTTGAGCAGCCCAAGTGGGCACCCGACGTGACGCTGGCCGTCGCTGTGGGCACGCCCAAGCAGCGGGCTGCTGCGCTGGCGTCCAACGCCCAGGTGGTGGTGACCAACTACGAGAATTTGCCCACGGGCACCTTTGACGCGGTGGTGTTTGACGAACTGACGCGGCTCAAAAATCCCAGCGGCAAGCGCTTCAAAGATTTGCTCAAATTCCTCGCACCCATCGAGATTCGCTGGGGGCTGACCGGCTCGTTCACCAGCAACGGCTTGGAAGATGTGTTCGGCCAGTGCAAGATCGTTGACCAGAGCCTGTTGGGCCGCAGTAAGGGCGCATTTCAGCAGCAGTATTTTGTGCTGATTAACCCCGACTTTGGCGAATGGATGCCCCGTAAGGGCAGTCTTGAGAAGGTGATGGCCGTGATAAAGCCTGCCACTTTTGTCTTGGACGCAGGTGAGTATAGCGACAAGCTGCCTCCGCTTCATACGGTAGAAGTGCGCTGCGATTTGTACGACCGCAAGCCGTACGACACCATGAAAAAGGACTTCAAACTGCAAGACATCACGGCCATCAACGCGGCTGTGGTGACCGGCAAGTTGCAGCAACTTGCCAGCGGGTTTGTGTACCACACCGTACAAACACCATCGGATATACCTGGCAAGTGGGTGACGGTGCAGACGCCAGTGTGGTTTGACACCGCCAAGTTTGACCGGCTGCATGAATTACTGGAGGAGAACCAACGTGCTAACACGCTTATTGTTTACAACTATCAAGAGGAACTGGCCGAACTCAAGCGGCGTTACCCCCATGCTCAGACACTTGACGACGACCGGGCAATTGAGCGGTGGAACGCAGGCACCATCGAGTTATTGTTTGTCCACCCCAAGTCAGCAGGCCACGGGCTCAACCTCCAGTACGGCGGGTGCCGGATCGTTTTCCTGTCCTTGCCTTGGTCGCTCGAACTGTACGAGCAAACCATCGGGCGCTTGCATCGTAGCGGCCAGCGGCATGACGTGTGGTGCTACGTGATGTTGACCAATAAGACGGTGGACGAACGCATCTGGGCCGCGCTGCACGACAAACGCGCTATTTCTGATATTGCAATGGAAGAACTATGTTAAATCAATTGAAAGCACAACTCAAAGCGGCCAAGGCCGAACTCAAAGCCCGCGCGCGCCAGTTGAACGCCACCTACCGGGCGTATGACCGCTGCGTCAACCTGATAGCCAAACTGGAGACACGAATTGAAAAACACTTGGCGAAGTCTAAATGACCGTCTGCCCACGCTGACCGAAGAGGAAGTGCTGGGCTTACTGAACAACGAGCGCAATACGCTTAAAAGAGTATCCGTACTGGAGCGTATGCACCAGCGGTACAACACCCTGCGCGTCGCGCGGGAGAGACTTGAACTACTAAAGGAAGCTAAATTACCATGAAATTTATTAAGTTTTTGAAGGATTACTACCGCGATTTGACGCCAGTTGAAGTTATTGAACGCGAACTTAAACAAGCCCATTTAGACAGGCTTGAAGCTGAATCGGCATCCGAGTATGCAAAAGCGTGCCACGATCTGAGTATGGCCCGTATAGAGCGCTTAAACACACGTTTAGGAGAGTACAAATGACTTGTTGTGACTATGGAAAATGCACCAATGGCCCAGACTGCCCGGTACGCAAGCAGCGCACCAAGGAAATCAATGATGCGTATGCCAATGGCTTCAAAGACGCGCAGTTAAACGACCCAATAGACGACCTTGCCGACACCTTTAAAGCCTTGCTCACCATGATGGCTGTGGTGCTGTGCGGGTGGATTGCTTTCTTACTTTTTTGGGGGAAGTGATGACAGGCTATCAATCAAAGAAAGCAGCGGCGCTGGATGAAGACGGGATGTACCTTGTGCATCACACACAGCCAGCGCAGGAGCCTGTGGCGTGGATGTATCAATGTAGTGATGAGTTTGGCTGGCGGGATGAAATCCAGTTTGTACAACCACCAAATCACCCAGTTTTTAGGAACGTAGTAGCCCTCTACACCGCCCCGCCACAGCGCCCGTGGGTAGGGTTGACAAAAGACGATACCTTGGAAATTGCAGAAAGACTAGGGTTGGCTGATGTTGCGTGGCTTGATTTAATGGTAGCGATTGAAGCCAAGCTAAAGGATAAAAACAAATGAAACCAAGTCACCCAAAAATTAGGCAGCTATTGCGTCAGTACCAAGATGGCCTGACAGCAAAAGAAATA